TCTAACAGAATAGTCACCTGATTCGTCAAATGTTCTTCTTGCTAAAGTATCTTCTAATACTGCATACTCTGTTGTTCTAACTTGGTTTTGTATAATACCAGATTTTAGTCTTAATAATTCTACAAAGTTATTATCTTCAGCAGAAGCTAATGCTAATTTTTTAAGTGTTAAATCTATTTTAAATCTGTGTGAACCAGGAGCATTTGTATTTGAAACTCCTTGAGCATTATCATTTAAAGATGTATCTTCGTTAGGTGTCACAAAAGATTCTGCAACCTGTAAACCAATTCTATATGATGGTGTGTTTGAATATTTGTCTAGTATTAAAGTTTGTTCAATTACATTAACGTGAAAGCCATTTATGTAATAAACACCAGCACCTACATATGCGGCTGAACCTGTAAAACAACTATCTACTACGGCAGATACCGTGGTTACTTGTCCTTGTAAAGTTGTTGAAACTGAAATAGTTTCTCCAGCAGTAAACTTATCGGATGTACTATTTGTTCCAGAATCAACGTATTTTACATATAAAGTATTTGGGTCAGTACCATCTGTAGCTGTTTGATTAATTACTTTTGCTTTTACACCTGAAGTAGCACCTGTTAATTCTAAACCAACAAAGTCTGTTAAGGTAACGCCAACGTTTTGTGAATCTGTAAATGAAGTTAATTTTACTGAATAGTAATTTAAGTCATAACCAATTTCACCTGGAATGACCATTGCACCTTTTTCAAATAGATGGTCAGAAACCCTTTCTATTTGGTTTTGTAAAATAGTTTGTGATTGTGTTAACTCTCTCGCTTGTACGGCAAATGCTGGTCTAAAAAGTATTCTATGAAACTTCTTATTTTCAGCAAAATCATCATAATAGGGCGAAAGGTTAAAATCAGTTGGACTTGGCATAGTCTATAATTCCCCTTAAAATTCTATTATCAACTTGATATTCTCTGTCTGGTCTGCCGCTCTCGTTATTGGTGCTCTGTTTTCTACATACAAAACATCACCTGAATCGTGGTCAATTTCTGGCACAGAATATCCGCTTGCAATTACAACATTGTTTACGGTACCACTTGTACTAACAGGAGTACCTGAAGCACCTCCAGCACCTGTAATTACATTTGTACCACTAAACGCTGTTTGGTTTCCATTTGCGTCAACGCCTTCATCATTATGTCTTGTTTGAACATAATATAATAATGAATTAGTTGAATCCCATTCTACAACAATACCTACGGCACCTGTTGAAGCTTGAGTAATTTTTTCGTCAACGTTAAAAGAACCTGAAACACCAGTTAATTGAACTGCTTTAGTAGCTCTCAAGGTTACAGCTGAAGCAGCTGAACCACCTGATTGTGGGTCTCTAATTAAGCATACTCTTCTAAAGTCATTGGCAACTGAAACGTCACCAGAGTTAGCTGATTCTGTACCTTCTAAACTTACGTTTGTCATAACAAAGAAAGCACCTAATTCTTGAACTGCGTTAAATCCGTGTCCGCCTTTTGGTGGAATAATTACATCTAATTCTGCACCAACAAGGTTAGTTGCACCTGCTGAAACTATTTGAGCATTTGAAATTGTTCCGAATGTGTAGCCTGTACCTGCGCTGGTAACGTTTACAGCGGTTACAGCACCAGAGGTTACAACAACAGAAACTACACCACCTGTACCATCACCTCTTATAGGAATGTTTGTGTGTGTTCCGTCTGCACCACCTGAACCAGCAGTTTTAATTTTTACAATATCAATTGCACCATCAACAGCATTTGATGATACTGAACTATTTGTAGATACTGCCATAAAGTCAGTTGATAAGAAATTTGATTGTTCAGAAGCAGAAAGTGTGTACATATATTTCCACTTATAACCATCAGCAGTAGATAGAATAGTTGAAGCATTTGTGCCTGTTGGTTCTACCGTTGAAGCTGTGTTATTATTATTATCTAAACATTTATAAACATTTCTTGATGAATTCATAGCATAGAAATTTGCGTCAAATAAATTGAAAACACCACTATTTGCCGATTGTTGAGTAGTTGTGCCAGTAATTCTATCTCCGTAATCGTGTCTGTAAATATCGTAAGTTGTACCTGTTGTCCAGTTTCTTCTAGGTGCTACGAAAGCAATATCTGTACTTGAAATTCTTTTAACTGCCAATAAATCGTCATATGATATTGACATAGTATTATTGTTATCTGCTGGAGTTAATGGTATTATATCTGTACCTAGGTTATCTGTACGACCATCTGCTCTAGTAGCAGTATTAAATGGTGATGGTCTACCAATACCAAGATAGTAATTATTACCTGCAGCTTCAGAGAAAGACTCTTTAAACTGCTCGGAGTTGTGAATTCTAAACTTATTTGTTATAATTGCTGGCATATTTTCTTTTCCTTAATCAATATTTATAAGACTTCTCACTATGTTATGTTAATTGTTCCGTTCATACTGCCGTGTGCTGTACATTGATAATAAAGAGTTGCTGGAGTATCCATAGATACGTGAAATATAATCGCTCCTGAAGAAGCTGCATTATTGGTAACTCCTGTATTATACGGTGTACCACCTGTACCGGTTGTTGATTGTATTCTGAATGGGTGTGAACCACCAGAGTTATTAATAAAATAGTATGTATTACCTTTTTTCAAGTGTAAAGCAGGGTTATCGCCTGAAGTTGAAGGGAAACCTGCACCTGTAAATAAAAATGCACTTGAACCATTTGCTGTAACCAACAATTGTGAAACTGGTGTTGTTGCTTGTACCCAATTTGTGCCATTATAAACTAATGACATACCTGCTGTTGGCGAACTATTTACTACATCTGATAAATCGTTTAATGCACTTGCGCCACCTGATATAGTAATTGTTTTTGTTGCGCCTGTACCTGAAGCGGTTACACCAGAACCTACGAAATCTAATTTAGTAGCGGCAGTTGATAAATCACCACCCTCATCTGCAACCGTTAAAGCTGAACCACCTGTATTTGCTTGTGCTTCAAAACGACCATTTGCTGATACCCATTTTAAAATATATCCATCTGCAATACCAGTTGTAAATACGTCAGCGTGTCTTGATACTGAATCATTCTCTGTTAAAATATTAATATAACCTGATTGTGTAGCAACAAAAGGTTTTAATTGTGTTTCATCTAAAGCAAATAAACCAGAGTATGAAGTTGCTGTAGGGAATGAAGCTTGGTTTGCAAAGTTACCTCTAACTTTAGAACCCGAACCTGTTGTATCAATTGTGCCTGAACCAGATACAGAGGATGTTCCTGTTAGATTAAAGTTTCCTGCTGAACTTATATTACTACCTAAAGCAACAGCCGTATTACCAATTGTTACCGTAGAATTAGCTAAGTTTGCGTTTGTGATACCTGCACTACCTGATAAGTCAGAGTTAGATAAGTTTGATACGTTTAGAGTTACCGTATTACCTGTAACCGAACTTGATACTGAACCTGTACCTAAAATAGATAATGTTTCTCCTAAATTTACAAAATCTGTTGTAGAAGTATTATCTCTAATTGTAATTCCAGGATTTGAAAGACCTGTATTTGGTATTGCTGTAAATGTGTTGTCTACACCACTCATAGACTTATTAGTTAAAGTTTGTGATTGGTCAGTTGAAGCAAAATCTGTGCCAGTTAAGGCAGTATTAAATTCTGTTAATGTTCCTGTAATTGTGTTATTTGCAAGATTGATATTTTTATTTGTAAGTGTAGCAGAGGCAGTTGCTGTCAATACTGAAGAGTTAACTTTAATTTGAACTTTACCACCAGTAATCACGGTATCAATACCTAGACCACCTTCAAACGTTAATGTTTCACCAATATTTTTTCTTAAAGTTGATGAAGTATCGTCAGCTAAATCAAGGTAAGCTGTTAGAACGGTACCGTTACCAATTGCATTGTATATCTCATTGAAGTTGTTATTAATATACGTTGCACCAGTACGTAGGTTATCACCTGTACCGTCATTTGGACTTGAACCTGTATTAATTGTAAATTTTGCCATATCTATTTCTCTCTACTATTTATAATCATTCCTATGGTGTTGTATCATCAAACGTTGCTGACGTTGAACTAAAGTTGGTAACCGTGTTTGAGAAGTCATTTTTATTAGTTGCAAATTCACTAGGTATTGTAAAATAAGTCTTTAAATTTTGACCATCTGGATGTGATGTTGCAATAAAGGTTGCTGGTTGACCATCTAAACCTGTTCTAGTACCAATAATTTTAATATCATTAAAGGCCTCTACCGTAAATCCTGGACCTTTGAATATTTGTTGAATATTTTTATTTAAAAATGCATATCTTGGTCCTGCGTAAGCGTGACCTTGTCTAACGTTATAAGTTTTTGTATTATCTGGAATATCTCTTCTAACTCTACTTAAATAATCTAGGTTTGTATCTGACCTTAAAGTCAAATCTCTAGTATTAGCTGTAAAGTGTTCACTTGTTCTTGCGTCTGAATCAACTGCACCGGCTAAACGAGCATTTGGTCTCAATGAAGTACCATCACTTGCTGTTCCTAATCTTCTACCAAATATTGTAGAGAATAAAGTATTAAGAACTTGTAAGAATGGTGTCTCACTAACACCTGAAACTGCACCATCAACTGGCGCTCTCATTTTAGCATTTAGTCTAGTTGCAATATTAACTTGACCTGTAAAATAAAAACCTGCTGTGTGCATAGTCTTTTTAAAACTATCTCGCCAAGCATTAATAGATTGACCAACTTTAATTACATATGAAAAATCTTGATAGTATAAACTATCTTGTACTTTCATTGTACTTTCTGAAAGTTTACCGTCTTCATTAATAAAAGCACCATCTGTATCAATAATAGGAACAACATCAATGGTTGCAGCTGCTAAATTAATTTTTGCAACGGTAGCTGTACCTCCTGATGAAGTTGTTAACGTTTCGTTTTCAGTAATTGCACCTGATACATTTTTTAATTTTAAAATATTTCTATCATTATCTAATTTTACAATTGTTCCTGTAGCACCACCAGAAAACGTTACCGATAATCCATCTGAAAAAGAACCTGTAATAGATTTTATTAATATATTATTGATAAAACTTAAAGTTGGTGCTGGTGATGTTTCATAACTTTTACCAAACTCAACCGTTCTTAATGCATTAACTTTTCCAATTTCATTACCATAAGCTCTAATTATAGCACCAGTACCACTTGTATCTGTTCTTAAAATTCCATCTTTATCATAATAATAAAATGAAAGTTTAGGAGTTGTTTTGTAACCGTTACCACCATTTGATAAAAATACTTTTGTTATTTCACCGATTGTAGTATCAGCTGAATTAGGAAAACCTATAACATTAGGAGATGTTGTCATACTTTCTTGAACTATATCATTACCTTGATATGCGTCACCAGAACAAGTTTCATCTTCTAAAATTATTTTAGCTTCAGTACCATCAGGTGGAGCAATTGTACCATTTTGGTCAACTATACTACCTTGAACAACACTAACGAAACCGGCCGCATTTGCACCGAATGTTCCTGCATTATCAAAATGAATTACATCACCAATAGAATAACCTGAACCAACGTTATCAATAATTAATTCTTTTACTGAACCTGAACCAATATCTGAAATTTGAAATAATGCACCAACACCACCGGCAGTTACCGTCACGTTATCATCTATATCATATAAAGCGCCAGCATTTGTAATTGTTTTTGTTCCAGGAATACCTGTAATATCTGCCTTAATAAAATAGTCATCTGTTTCAGAAGCAGTACCAGAAACTTCTTCACCTACTTGAAAAGTACCAACAACACTATCTTGGTTTAGAATTAACTCTGTAACCGTTTCATCACCAATTTGAAAACGTGATAAGTTTTCAATAACAGCACTTGCTCTTGAATCTTTACCTGTAATTTTTCTACTAATTAATCCCTCGGTGTTTCCAACTCTTTCAATAATTCTTAAAATTTTTAAAGAGTCATATTGGCCATCTGAAGTTTTTAATAATTGTTCTCTAGGATAAATTGTTTCTGATTTTTCATTAAATAATAATCTAAAAAATAATTCGTGACCTGCAGCCGTACCTTTAGCACGGTACATATTTTTAACATTTTTAATTAATTTTCTTTTATCAACCTGACTATCTAATACTTCAGGTAAAGTT